TCTATCTGTTTGAATACCAGTACTCCCAGTATTTTCAAATGTTTTTTTAATTAATTTTATATTATATTTTGTATCTAAGGAAATCTGATCATTTGGTTTAAATACTAATTTGGCATTTTCAGAAATTTCATCATTCTCTAAATCAAAACTTCCATAAAGATCATTTTCGAAATTTAAATTTGTAGATCCCGAAGTAGTAATAGATTCATTCTCAGATATAAATGTTCCTTTATCATTACTCAAAATAGTAACATCTGTTAATTGAACTTTAGTATCATTATCTGATGTTACTCTAAGTAAGAAATTATAATATGTTTCATTTTCTAATTGTTCTATTGCGAAAAAATCTTGATTTTCATCAACAAAACTTGGAAATTGATCACTAATATCGTCAATTTTTAATACATTTAAAGTATTTTTTAACTCAATAAAATCTGAGAGTATCGTATTTTTAAATTTTAAAAATTTTGATTTAGAATCATTAACATCTACGTCTAAAACTTTATCAAAATTATTAATAGTATAAGAATATTTTTTATCAATAATATTTTTTGTAATTGAAATATTATTGGTAGAAGTAGATAATCCTGCACTAGTATTTTTCTGTATTTGAGTATCAGCAAAGTTTTTTAAACCGCTTATATGAACCAAATTTTCAACTGGAGACTGCTGATCTTTATATGTTATTGGACTTTTTATGGAATAAGATAAATTTTGATAATAGTTGTTATCAGCAATAACTTGAAAATTTTCACTTAGTTTTCCAGTATCATTATCCCAACCAATATTTTTTAAATAAGAATATTTAACATCAAACATTGCATTATTTAAATTTACAGATTCTATAGTTGCAATAGTACCAGAATCCTCACCTACTATTATTTCTCCAACTGACAATTCATATAATCCACTAACTTTTAAGTCATTTTTATTGCTTTCAGATACAATTAAATCTCTAATTATTCCATTAGAAGATAATTTTTCACCAACAAAAAAGTTTAATTCTTCTAGAGAAAAATCGAATAATGGATAATCATTTTTATTAATTATGGAAGAAGTAAAAAATTGATCTGTTTGTGCAATTCCAGTATTTGTAGTTATGTCAGAAATATCAATTGTTACTCTATCATTAACTCCAGTATTATCGTAATTACTCACTTTGAAAAATTTATATCCATAATCTGATGAATTAAAACCATCACCATCAGAACTATTTTTTATAATTCCTTCTACAAAAACACTATCTCCTATAGAAAAAGGTTGAGAAGTAAAGTTAGATGATCCAAAATTTATTGGTGTAGATATAGTACATGTAAAGATACCAGAATTTGATGATTCTACTTTTTCAATAGAAATGCCATTACTATTATTAATAGAAATTATTTCTACATTTCCATCTGGAACTCCTTTTGGTTTTACAACCACTTCTGTAGAAAAAATTGAGGATTCTAATAATATAGGTTTAATAAATCCAGAATTTATTACATTCCCACTAATAGAATCTACAATTATTAAATTCGGTTCAGATATATAACCATTTCCACCATTTATTACAGATATATTATCTATAGTTTTCGAATTTTTTATTTTAATTATTGGGGATATATTTGCTTTAGGTCTAAGAGTTGTATCGGAAGAATATATGAAATTATCATTAATAATTCTAGTTTCCTTTATAGATCCAATTTTACTTGATTTTAAATTTACTTTTAAGTTTTTACCTAAAGAAGAACTTGTGGATTTAATGACTGGAAATTTTTTATATCCTGATCCAGAAGATAAGATATTTAAATTTTTGACTGGACCGGATGGTGAAGTTGATGTTGTTGAGTACTCAAGAATATCACATTCTTCCGATGAATAAGAAATTCTTTCAGGTTTTTTTTGTAGGTTTATATTAAATGTCGTTTCTCCTATTTCACTAATGACATATGAATTGTTATAATCACTATTCACAAAGTTTATTCTAGAATAATTTTTAGTTTCGATATCAGAAGTAACTAATTCTCCATCTTTCCCTAAAGTATAGAACAATTCTTCAGGAATTTGTGTAGTATAGTTTAATGTTAATGATGCAGTAGATGTTACTCCTACTGTTCCAACTCCAGATACACTAAAAGTATCTGTGGATCCAGTAGAAACAAATTCATTATTAAATTTATCATCAGTATAAAGTTTAAATTCATATCCAGATAAAGAAGAATCTGATAGATCAAATACTAAATTATTATTTTTAACTGGTTGTAACTGTGGATTAATTAATGATATTGTTTGTGAAGAACCTCCTGTAGAAGCAAAAGATACCACTGTTGGAGGATTTTGCTGAGAATCTATTAAAGTTTCACATAAATTAATTCTATTTCTATTAATTTTGTAGACATAGTACTCACTATTAGTTAATGGTGATGGTCTAATAAATCTTCTAATAATATCATCACCACTAGAAGCAGCATAGAAATTTTCTTCGTCTGGGGAAACAGATATTATTGTTGGTGAGATTGAAGTTCCTAAATCAACTCTATCCAATTCAGTGCCAGTAACAATGTTCCATGGTGCTGATAATTTATAAATGTAAAAATTATCAGCACCAGCTCCGACCCAGTATACTAAGGTTCCGGAAGAATTGATATGTATATCTTGTGGAGATGTATCTGGAGGATTGATATCTAACCTACCCGTGCTATTTCCCGAATAGGATGCTGTTGTAATATCCCATGAGGTTGAAAGATCAAATTGGTAAATAAAATCTCCAACACTTCCAATTAAGTAAAGTACTGAACCATCATATTTAAAATAAAGTCCCGTTGGAACGATTTGTGAAGAGAATCCGTCAATAGAATTACCACTACCAACTAATAAACTTACATTATCATAACTTGCTGTGGTAAGATCCCATGCAGAAGTCATAGAATACTGATAAATTGTATCACTAGTCTTTGCGACAATCCAGAACTTAAGACCATCCTCTCTGATATAAAGTCCAGTAGGACTGCTGTCTTCTGATGTAACATCAAACCTGTCCGTAAATACTGCCGTGCTCACACTCCAAGGTGTTGAAAGTACATATTCATTGACTTCATCAGCATTAGAACCAAGAGCATACATTTTAGTTCCATCTGGTTTGAAACGTAATGATTGTAGAGAACTATCTTGAGCACTAGTGTTTAATTGATCACTAGTTTCAATTAAGTATTCAAAATTATCATCTTCATAAAGAACTTTATCACCAGTTTCTAATTCATGATTGGTAATTGTAATTTCATTAGTTGTAGTATTAATTCCTGTGGAGTTGAATCCAATTGGATTGACTACGATATTATCAATTTCTGATTTATAAAGAACACGAACTGCTGTTGAAGTTCCAATACCCACTGAAAGATTTGGTTGAACATCTAATGTTACCGTATCTCCATTTTGAAGTTCATGAGATGTTGATACTGAAACAGTCACTACATTCTTATCCACATCTCCAAGTATTTGAACGAAATTGGATTCTAATTTGTATTCATCATCATCATCTCCATTAGTATGAAAAAATAATTCAGGACTAGAAATAGATGTTTTTAATCCAATTACATTACTATTTTTACTTACAACAAAAAGATTTGATGGTAGATTAAATGTGGAGGATCCATCTGTAGAAACAACCACATTTGTCCCATTGGGAGTATAAATTATAGATTGATTTGTTTTGAATGGATGATCTTCAATAAAGATACCTTTCGATGGAATTTCTCTCGTTATACTTATATTACCAAATACAAATGATGTGCTATATCCAACACCATTTATTGTAGAAATTCCTACAGATTCTTTAGGATTAAAGAAAACTCTATCATTCAGAGAAGATTCAAAATTATCTACAGATTTAGAAATTAAAAATGAATCTGGGAAAAACGACACTGCACTTCCAACATTGTGTATAGTTCCAGGAGATCCTCTTCTAACTCTAATAATATCCTGATTCTCAAATATTCCAATAACTTTTAAAGTTTCTGTTCCAATTCCAATACTGCTACCAAGAGATAATACATTAGATATTGATATCGGAGAAACATATATTTCTGTGGTAATACCAGATGAATTTATAGTAGAAAGACATCTACCCTGCGAATATTCAGGAACTTCTATTTTATGAAATCCGTTTAGTTCTGAAAGGTTTGTTGAAAATCCAGATACCAATACATAATCATTATTTGAAAGATTTTGAATAGGTAATATCGATACTCTAACTTTTTCCGAAGACTCCCATGTAAAGATGGAATTTGGATATGAAGATGAAGATGTATTTAATTCAGTTATATCTTTTCCTTTAATTGAGGAAACATTTACATTTAAACCACTTCCAGAAGTATTTGTTTCATCAAAATTAATTACATCTCCAACTTTATAATCGATACCAGAATTTTCAACTACTAAAGATTCAATTGGACCTGATGTTGCAGATAATACTTCTATAGTTTGGTCTATTATATCATTTGATTGAATAATGAAATCATAATTAGAATTTTTTTCAGATACTCTATATGGAAAAGTATTTCTCAATAAGTTAGAATTTTTAAAGTCAAATGATTGATCTAAGTGTAAATCTGAAATTATTTCTGATTTATACTTATTGCCAATAAAATAAGGAAATGTATTATTTGTTGCATGATATGCATACACACCATTTGGGAATTCATCATTTACTTCATATCTACCGTTATATTCATCCAAATCTTCATTATTATTAAACTCATAATCTTCTACAAAAAATCCATTAAAAAACCCTGAAGGTCTATCTTCAACATTTGATGCCTTAATTTTATATCCAGATTTTAATTTTTTTACTGTTGAAAATTTATCTTTTGGATCTGAATATCCAAAAGGTCCATAGATAGGATTACCATCATAAGCCCATCCAATAATTCCTGATAAAGATCCATCTTCTAAAAAACTAGATCTTAATTGACTAAAATATTTTGATACTGAAAATTGTATTTTATCTTTACCTTTTAATAAAACCTCTCCTCCATTAAATCTAACTTCATTATCATTAATAGTTAATTTTCTTATATTTGGATCAATTATTAAACCATTTCCTGCAGAAATAACTTTAATTATTGTATTAGTTGAAGAATATCCGATTCCCGTGCTAAGAATTTTTACATCTGTTATTTTTCCTTCATCTATTATTGCTCTCAACTCTGCTCCAGATCCATCACCAGAAACAATTAAATCTGGGACTGAAAAATATTCATTATCTGAAAAATTAATAGAAACATCTATAATTTTTCCATTTACAATTTTTGGTACTATTTCTGCATTATTACCATTTTTTATGGAAATAATTGGTTTCTTGTTGAAGTTTAATATGGTTGAACCGTAACCTGTTCCAGACTCATAAACATAAGCATCTATAATACTGCCTCTAACTACTGGTGTTGTAATTAATTCCTTATATTCTTGAGTGGTACTTCCAACCCCTACAGGAGTATATTTAATTGAAACTGAAATGTCTGGATATTTAAAATACTGATAACCAGTACCAGTACTTTCTAATAATTCATATTTTTTTCTTTCATAATTTGAGGTAATAGTTCCACCAATCCCAGCATTCGATAATCTAAAAGAATCATTATCAATTTTTATTACTTTATATTGATTATTGGTTGTAATCCCACTTATTTGAGTATCATCATAAGAATATTCTATTATCTCTCCATCATTAAATCCATGATTTTTAAAATTGATAGTATTTTTAATAGTAGATATTCCAGATGATTTCACAATCAACTTTCTATTGGTATAATTACTTCCACCTTCAATTACTTTTACAAATGCAACTTGTTTTTTTAATGATAATGTACTAAACTTATGATCTCCGAAAGAACCAGAAAAAATTCCCACAGGATTCACTTTTGATATCTGATCTTCAAGTGAGTTATATAATGTTATGGATTTATTATTATCAACTTGAGCAAAATAAGATGAATTTCTAGGGAGATCTATAAAAGTAGATCCTACAGATATTTTTATAGGAGGATTATTTAATGGGTCATAAACAATTTCTTCCCCATTAAAAAAATTATGTTCCTCAAGAAACAAAATTTGATTTGTTGCTACATTAACTCCACCTCCAAGAGAAAGTTCATTAGAATTAAAAGAAACATCTCTGAATCTTTTAATTAATATAGGTTCAATTGATGCTCCTGAACCATTTCCACCAGTAATATCAACAGAAACTATTTGATCAATATTATAATTTTGAGAGTCAACGTATACTTTTTCGAAACTACCACTTACAACAGGATTAATTTTTGCAGTGGATCCCAATCCTACAGAAACTTCAATTAACGGTGGATTTATCACATCATAATTTTCACCAGATGAGAGAATATTTACATCTTCAATTGGACCATAATAAATTATATCTTCAGACTTATAATTATTAATTTCAACACCGTTTATTAAAATTCCAGTTTTTCCGGGTAAAGTGTTTTGTCCAGAACCATTTTTAATGTTTTTTTCTAAAGGAATTTTTTTTAAAAGTTTTTGTATTCCAAAAACTTCATCACTTTGTGAAAATAAAATGAATCTATCATTTCCAACTCCGGAAAGAGGTATAAAGAAAGTTTCACATAGACCAGACTCTATGTAAGATAATGATTTATATAATTTAAATTTTTGATTTCCTATATTTTCAATATAATAAGAACCAGCATTTAATCCAATTAAAGGTTCAGATTCTGGTTCATAAAGAATCCTATCACCAGTTATAAAAGGCAATGAATCTACTGTGATACTAGAATACAGTTGTTTATCAACATCAAAATCTGAAAGATTACTTATACTATTAATACTAGTAGATTTAATAGTAGATTCTACATCAAAACGATAATTTTTAATAACTTTATTATTTAAATCTCTAAAATCTGATCTTATCTCAGACGGAAATGAGTTAGATGCAACATATGCATATTCATCATTATCTGTATATAAATTAATAACATCAGATAATAATGAACTACTTTCGAAATTATAACCAGAAGAGTTTGCTTTATTTAACTTTCTCCTTATATCATATTTTTTATTTTGATCTAAAGATGGAGTATTTTTTAGTCCTAAAGAATTATTATTAACATCAATAGTTTGAATGTAAGATGATTGATTTATTGAATGTGCCGAAATTTCACTATTTCTTTCTAAAATTTCAACTTCATCTCCAATCTTTAAACTAGATCTGTCAATAGTAGATGATAGAGTTATATTATTATTATCTAAAATTTCATATCTTGTTGTGGTGTTGTATATAAAAGAATTTGCAAATATCTCTTTCCAATTTTTTCCAGTATTATTAATTTTATCTCCAATATTTTTAATTGAAAATTTATCTCCTTCCCCGACAATAAATTCATCACTTTCCTGCATTATATTATCAATTTTTCCATGAAGTATTAATTCAACTTTTTTAGAAGTATCTCCATCTTCATAAGAAAAATATGTATCACTAGATATTATATTGGAAGTTGCATCAATATTATTAACCCCAGTACATCCAAAAAATTGATTAATAGTTTTTCCTGTATAGTTAATTAAACTATTTCCTGAAGTCAGAGTTCCAAATTCAGGAAAATCTAAAGTAGAATCTACATTTAAAATGGATGATCCTACAGATACACTTTCTAATAATTTTGTATTTGGAGTAATTGCAAAATTTCCTTGAACAGAAGATTCTAAATTGTTTCCAATATAAATTTGTAATGTATAATATGTCTTACCATTTGCCGAAAAAGGTTCTATTTCAGAAATCGATGCATTAGTATTTAAATCTGTGGATTTAAATATAGTTTGTCCTTTTATATTTAAAGGGTTTCCAGATATAGATTCTGCAACAACAATTTCTCTTCTTAAGTAATTTGCAGAAGATGGTTTAATTAGATAATTTTCTAAGTTTACTACTGAAGCATCTTCACCAAAAATAACTTTAAAAAGAATTCTTACAGATTCTTCAGTTCCTTTGGATTTATAAAAATCTCTTACTCTTCTTATAAAATTTCCGACATCAAGACCTTTTGTTAAGGAAATATTTTCAAATCCTGGAGCAAAAGTAAATTTTAATTTTTTATAAAAATCCTTTAAAAATATTGTACTTAAATTTTGAATAGAAGATTTGTCAGAATGTTCTGAAGCAGTTGATGTAGAAAATACAAGTTCTTCACGATTCAAATCTTGATGATAATTTGTTACACCACTAAATCCACGAATACATCCAGTAAAACTATTCGTTGTAATTCCAGTATAAGTTATTATTTCATCATCAATTTTTAATAGTCCATACTTATTTGGAAATCCTTTGGTACTAGAAACCTCAATTGCATTATCTTCACTATTGATTGCTCCAGTTAATGTTGCATCATCAAAAATAATCGAATCATTTAAGTTAGATAATTTTAAATATTCATCTATATTATCACTGATATCAATTGGACCACCTTGATATTCTTGAGAAATATAATATTGCTTTAAAAATTCAACCGCATTTGGACTATCATCGAAGATGAAATTTGGTAGTTGACTTTCAATAAGTTCTTGTACTTTTATTTTAGATTGAAGTCCAGTTTGTATCATATTACTCTCTTATTAAATTTCCGTTTGAATAACTTGATGTATAGAAATCATTGACAAATCTAGTCCCAGATATTTCATCTCCAGAAGCAATTACATCTCTCAAAGTATTTATTGTACTTCTAGAAACGTTTAGTGATATATATAAGTCCCTAAGTCCAACAACATCATTAGATTCTGGAAATGCTTGTATCTCTATAACATTATTAGGAACTGTGGTTTCTGTAATAGTTATGGTCTCAATATTAATTTCTCCCTTTTCATAATCAACTGTTCCTGCATTTTTAGAAACAACAACAACATTTCCATTAATATCAAATTTTATTAATGAAATAATTCCCGTTTTTATATTTAAAGATGCCGGTCTTTGAATAAAAACATTTCCAGCCTGAGTAGCACTAGTTATAGAACTATCACCAGATTGAATATTTGGAGTATCTGTAATATAAACTGTAGAAACTTCTCCTAAGATTTTAAATCCTGTAGATTTAATATTATATCCTTGAGGTTTTACATTAAAACGGTTTCCAAAACATAACTCATATTGAGAAGTTTTGTTTATTACTACCTGCAAATCTCTACGAATAGTAACTTTTGTAATATTTGATGTAATAGCAGTATCTGTATTATCAATAACTTGTTGTATTTTACTGTATTTAAATCTCCCTCCAAATCTATTTAATTCATCAGATTCTGAATATTTTTGAATAGAATTGATTACAGAACTTTTAAGTGATTCTGGATTGGATGTTTGTGAAAAATTATAATATATGGAACTATTAAGTTCAACATATAAAATCTTAAGATCAACTATTTTTTGATTTATTCCAGAAACTGAAAATTGCTTTAATTTTGAAAGAATTTCACTTTTATTAAAGTCTGATATAAAACTTCCATTTTTTGGTTTAATACTAATCTGTACTGTACCAAATTCTGGTGGATCTAATTCTTGACCACCAACAACAGAAACCGATTCTGTATCAGGATATATTCTTTTAATTATTGTTTCATAATCTCTAGATGTTACTGCTCTAGATTGTGCAGAATATAATTTAGGTGCATAATATTTTATAGAATCAATCGGTTCTATATTACTACCATTAAATGAAGATTGAACTGTTTGAACAATAATTGGTCCGGGACTAATAACATTTTGATTTGAATCCTCTATAGAACCTGTAAATGAAAAATTGGAAGCACCATTACCTTCTATTCCATCAGTAGTAATGTAAGTTGCATTAATTAAAGTTCCATCAGATCCTACACTATCTCCAAGTTTTTTTCCTATAATTCCATCTCCAAATTTTAATTCATATTTTTCATCTTGAACTTCATTGACAAAATATATTCTTGAATTTTTATCAACATTAAAAATATCTTCTGAAGGATAATATTCAATTCCAAATCCAGAATTGGAAGATTTTTTTACATAAACTCTTAATGTTGAAGTATCAATAAACGAATTATTCAATATGAATCTTTGATCTAATGATCCGTCATATTCAAATTGCTTTAATAAAAATATTCCTTGATAAATTAAAATATTTTCAAAAGATGCAAGACCATTAATTACATTTACCGTTATATCTTCTGGTATTGCAAAATTAAAGAAAGTATTGTTTTCATCTATTGATAAACCTGAACATACAAGACCTGCCTTAAGAGTCAGTGTAGGGCTATCTGAGGTTGTTGTTACATTAAAGGATATTCTTGCTGTTGAAGCAGTTCTAGAACGTGGTAAATATCCTATATTTCCAGCAAGAGATACAACATTTTCACGAAGAGTTGCAGAATCCAAAAAGGATTCATTCACAATCATATTAGAGTTAAATGCTGTAATGTAAGTATTATATGCTAATGTATCAATTAAAATAGAAAAATTAGACCCTTCAAAATCAAAATCCGTGAATGTAGAGTTAGCACGAAGATAATCTTTGATGGATGTTTTTATCTGATCAAAATCTAGATTCGTATATTTTGTAAAAGGCATTTTATCTTGTTGCCTCTAAGAGGAATGAAAAGTCTTGCGTCGGAAAATCTTGGCCAACAATATCATATATTACAGATACTTCGAAAGAATTATCATCAGGACGAGGTATAACTTCAACTTTCAAGTTATCAACTCTATCTTCAAAATTAGTAATTGCTACTTCAATTTGATCTTGAATAACAGATGCTGTGCCAAAATCAACAAAATCAAATAAACTTGATCTTACTTCAGATCCTAATAAAGAGTTAAAAAATCTTTCAGTTGTAATAGTTTCAACAAGGTTTCTTACAGATCTACGAATAGCACTTTCATTCTTTAGTATTTGTAAGTCTTTTGTTACTGGATGTGGAACAAAAGACAAACTAATATCCTTAAATGATCGTGATATTCTCTGAATTGTCATTGGAAAAGAGTTTTCTTAATTTTATTTATACTCTATTCCTGAAGATTATTCTGCCCTTTCTTTAAATCATCATGCATAATCTCCTGAAGTACTTTTTCTTCTGGATCTTCGGTTTTTTTAGGTAATGACCAGTAATCTGTGGTTAAACTT